CTATCGCAATCAGTATGAAGAAAAAAGGTCAGAAACCTAAGAATTTTAAAGAACAGTTAACATATAAGCATTTTGTAAACAAAGCAAAAGAATCATCAGCAAGAGTGGCAAAAAATAAAGAAAGGCAGAGAGAGATGAATGCCATGGCTGCCTATAAAGATAAAAAAGAGAAAGGCATTAAGTTTTACGACAAGAAAGGAACAGGTAGAATTAAGGCAGGTAAAAAAGTTTACGATTAGTCGCTATATAATATAGTATACTTTTGTAATCATGCTTTCATTTTTACTACCATTTGCATCAAAAATTATTAGTGATGCAGTAAACAAGATTCCCGATGACGCAGAACTCGGAGAAAAATTAATCGACATATGCCTTGTAATTATAGGAAAGGCAGTTAAATTGACCAAAACCGATGCAGACGATAAGTTATTTGCACAGGTAGAAAAGGCAATTAAATCACGTTAATTTCAGACTTATATAAATATCTTTAGAAAAGAATTATTAATAGGTAAAAAACATGTCTCTTTGGGGAAATTCCGATAATGTAACGTCACGAGGGACTGTATCACTCGACTATACGACAAAACAGGTTACAGGTAATGCAGGTGGATCTGGCACTCAGTTTGGAACTGTAGGTGCTGCCAAAACAGGTGATGTGATAAGGTTTGGTCTTTTGAGTGGAACTTATTTTGGTGATGCTGTTATCACAGGTATTACTAGTGAGAGAGTATTGACTATAGGTTCTACTGCTGGACTATCAGGAGCATCAATTGCTTCTACTGATTTCTTTGTGAGTGAACTTCCAAAATCTTCTGTATTAGATTCTACTTACAGTGAAAGATCAACTACTGCTGATAGAAGAGTTTATGGTATAACCTCAACTACAGATTATTATGATAATAGTGGTGCATTCAGAATTAATGGTGCTGGATGGGTTGGTGTCACTACATATATGCAGAGCAATCCTGATGGAACTACTACATTAAGAGTTAAATCTGAAATACTTGTAGCTCAATCTGGTATTACAACTGGTGCAAACAGTATCTTATATCCAACTAACGAAGGTTAATTTTTGTAATATGATATGAAATTTGATGAATTGAATGAGAGTAATTACATGCTCTTTGCTATAAAATTCTATGATAATCCACAATCAGTCACAAAAGAAGACTTTGAGGATGATTTGAAAAGAATTAAATATATCAAAAGATTGTTAAAAAGGTATCAAAATAATGGTGAACTTAAAGTTCATCTGATACTTAATCATTTAACGGTCTTATTTAATGTCTTTAATGAGGCAACAGTGCCAATTTTGTTTTATAACTTAGAAAAAGATCTTTGGCCAAGTATTAAAAGTTTCTTAGTTTTTTTGGGTAGGATTCCTGAATATCCAAAAACTGAAATTAACGATATTGAAGAAGATCCTGAATGTCTATCTCAATTACGTTCACTATAATGGATATTGATAAAGTTATTAAGAAGATTCGTCAATTGAAGGAGGAGATGGCTTCTGGTGGAATACCAGCCAATAATGCAAGTAGTGGTAATATCGCAGGTCTACCACCTGATAGTCCTCCTGTAAAACAGAAGAAAAGATACATATATTCAGGGAGGGGATCACGTAAAATGTGGTTGACAAACAAGAAAAATGGATGACAATACGAACGTTAATGCAGCAATATTAGAAAGATTAGAAAAAGTTGTCGAATCTCTACAGGAAAACTCTGTAAAGATGGGGCAACTTCTTGCTGTTCATAATGAGAAGTTGGATAAGCAAGATCGTATTGACGCAGTATTGTTTGAGAAGATAGAGCAAGTAGACCAAAAATTAGATCGTCACGCAGAGAGTATCAAGAAAGGATGTGAGAGGGATATCAAACTTGTAGATAACCGTTTAAGAGTTATAGAGAAGAAGATGTGGACAATCGCAGGTGCACTGACCATTATTAGTTTTGTAGTATCACCGATTGGACAAAGATTTGTAAAAGGATTGACAACAACACCGCAACAGAGTATAATAATAGAAAAGTAATTACTTTGTAATGAGTGAAGTTGAATTTAAGAAGCATCGTGTGTTCCGTGAAACACAGGATGTTATTTTTTATGATATATCTGTAGATGAATCAAATGCAGCAGATCTGGTTGTGCATACTGGATCTGCTACATCTCCACCTGCTGACTGTGTAGGTGGTAAGCAGTTTTATATTCATGGGTTTCAAGATGATTATAATCGAGTTGTATCTGGTGAGAGAACATTTGAACTAGTAAATCTTCAATGGAAATATAAGTATCATATCGTACATCTCAATCGTCAAAGTGGTGCATTAGTTATACCTCGTGGAACTTTTCATCGATCTGTATCAGGAGAGAATGGTTCGATTGTAATTAATCAAGCAAAAAGATATGATGGATTCGATCCTCAGTCTGAATTTTATCCTGTATCCACTGCTGAGAACATGGATTTATACAATGTTCTGAAAAATGAGACACCAGTTGTGCATACTTTAGGTGAATAATGGATATTGTCGATTCGAAATATATTGGTCTGATTTCTTCAAGACTACAAAAATTTAAGAGAGTTAAAGCAAATCTCTACAATTTTCGTTGTCCAATTTGTGGTGACTCTCAGAAGCACAAGAACAAGGCAAGAGGATATTTCTATCAGGTAAAGACAAATACAAACTATAAGTGTCATAATTGTGGAGCAAGTTTATCATTTAATAATTTTCTAAAACAAATTGACAGCACACTCCATAAACAATATGTGATGGAGAAGTTCAAGGAGGGTCATGCAGGTGGTCGAAACTTTGTTGTCGAGGAACCAAAGTTTGAATTTAAAAAACCAGTATTTAGAAAAAAGTTAGATTTACCAAGGGCATCAGAGGTTGCAATAGCAAAGGAATATCTTGAAAAAAGAAAATTAGATCCAACTAAATTTTTCTTTACAAATAAATTTAAACAGTGGACGAATACACATAAACAAACATTTGACAATATCACTAGAGATGAGAGCAGGATTGTAATTCCACTATACGATGTCGATAATAATTTGATAGGATTTCAAGGCAGAAGTCTAGGTCCTAACTCTGTTAAATACATTACCGTGATGATTAATGAAGAAGCACCAAAAATTTATGGACTTGATCGAATCAAAACTGAAAAACCCATTTACGTTTTGGAAGGTCCCTTCGATTCCACCCTCGTGGAAAACTCGGTTGCTATGTGCGGTTCCGATATTGATATTGGGACGTTTGGTTGGAGCGATTATATTTGGGTTTTTGATAATGAACCTCGCAACAGAGAAATCGTCAACCGAATCTCCAAAGTTATTAATAGAGGAGATCAAGTAGTAATATGGCCACAAAATGTAAATGAAAAAGATGTGAATGACATGATACTTTATGGACATGATGTCATGAGTATGTTAAAATCAAACACGTACTCAGGATTAAAAGCAAAAATTAAATTCAACAACTGGAAAAAAATATGAGTAATGGAACTAAAGTCGTAAAAAGAGATGGTTCAATCCAACCACTAGACTTAGAAAAGATGCATCTTATGGTAGAAGAGGCATGTAAGGGTCTTGCAGGGGTCTCTGCGAGTCAGGTAGAGATTCAGTCGGGAATACAGTTTTATGATGGTATAAGCACCGCAGAGATACAGGAGATCTTAATTAGATCTGCAAGTGATCTTATTGATCTAGATCACCCTAATTATCAATACGTTGCTGCAAGACTTCTCCTTTTCGCATTAAGGAAAAATCTATTTGGTAGAATCCATGAAATGCCTTCTGTAAAAGATCATGTAGTCGATTGTGTTGATAAAAAAATATATGATAGTGAAATACTAAACACTTATTCTGATGAAGAATTTTCTAAATTAGAATCATTTATTGATCATGATCGTGATTATTTGTTTACATATGCAGGTTTAAGGCAGATTGTTGACAAGTATCTAGTCCAAGATCGTAGTTCTGATAAGTTATATGAAACTCCTCAGTTCATGTATTTGTTAATTGCTGCTACAATTTTCTCTAAATATCCACAAGAAACTAGATTAGATTACGTTAAAAAGTATTACGATGCCATTTCCAAACACAAAATCAACATACCAACACCAATCATGGCGGGAGTCCGTACCCCTCTTAGACAGTATGCCAGCTGTGTTCTTGTGGATATTGATGACACCCTCGATAGCATCTTTAGCAGTGATATGGCTATCGGCAAGTATGTTGCACAAAGGGCGGGTATCGGTATCAACGCGGGTCGCATCCGTGGCATCAACGCTAAAATCAGAGACGGGGAAGTTCAGCACACAGGTGTTGTCCCGTTCCTCAAAAAGTTTGAAAGCACTGTCAGATGTTGCACTCAAAATGGCATCCGTGGTGGATCAGCAACTGTCCACTTCCCCATCTGGCACCAAGAAATAGAGGATATTATAGTCCTTAAAAACAATAAAGGAACTGAAGACAATCGAGTCCGTAAACTTGATTATAGTATTCAGTTAAGTTCATTATTTTATCAGAGGTTTATTGATGATGAGAGCATTAGTTTATTCAGTCCTCATTCTGTTCCTGGGTTGTATGATGCTTTTGGCACTGCATCCTTTGATGAATTATATGTTGCTTATGAAGCAGACGATAGAATACCAAGAAAAACTATTAAAGCACAAGAACTGATTCTTGCCCTGTTGAAAGAAAGAGCAGAAACTGGTAGAATATATTTAATGAATATTGATCACTGCAATACTCATTCTTCATTTGTTGATAAAGTGGAGATGAGTAATCTATGTCAGGAGATCACATTACCAACTAAACCTATACAACATATCGATGACCAAACTGGTGAAATTGCTCTCTGCATCCTTTCTGCTATTAATATCGGTAAGATACGTGATCTATCCGATCTCGAAAGTCTTTGTGATCTTAGTGTTAGGTCTCTTGACGAACTTATTGATTTTCAAGGATACCCCGTCAGAGCAGCAGAAATCGCAACTAAGGCACGTAGATCCCTTGGTGTTGGTTTCATAGGTCTTGCACATTATCTTGCCAAGCAAGGAGTCAAATATCAGGATCCAAAAGCATGGCAATTGGTACATGACTTAACAGAAGCATTTCAATATAATCTAATTAAGTCCACAGTGAACCTTGCGAAAGAGAAGGGTGCCTGTGAATATTCCTCTCGAACTAAATATGCACAGGGGATACTTCCCATAGACACTTATAAAAAAGATGTCGATGAACTTGTGCCAAACAATTTAAAATATGATTGGGATTCTCTTAGGTCACTTGTCAAAGAGTACGGAGTCAGGAACTCAACTCTGTCCGCACAAATGCCATCGGAGAGCAGTTCCGTTGTGTCTAATGCAACCAATGGAATCGAGCCACCTAGAGGATACTTGTCCACTAAGAAGTCGAAAAAAGGACCTCTTAAGCAAATTGTTCCACAGTATGGAACTTTGAAAAATAATTATACCCTCTTATGGGAAATGCCAAACAACACTGGTTATATAAATATTGTTTCCGTGATGCAAAAATTCTTTGATCAGGCAATCAGTGGTAACTGGAGTTACA